CCATGAAGCCCGCTGAAGAATCCTCTGTTGCCGCCATGGCGGCGAGTTCATCCATGCCCATCGAGGAACAAGATGCCCTTTCAAAAGGTGAACTGATCGTCTCAGATCCTCCATCTGCCCCACCACGCAGTATGAAACGCACAAAAAAGGAGCCCTCTTCGAAGGCTCCTGCCCCCATTCCCAGCAAGAAGAGTGCATTGTTACAAAATCTCGAACAAAAACTGGTCAATCCTGATGGATGGTTTATTAAAAAATTACAGGAGATTGACGAGAATTTATTTAAATATAAGGGAGCAACCGTAGGAGAGAAAGCATATAGTCGTAAGTGCGCAAGTTATGATGATCGACAACCGTCTGTCATGACCCAAGATCAGTATGAAAATATGCGTACCGTTTATGAAAATGATCGAATTTTCTGGGTGGTCTATCCAATTGATGGAAATCGTGATCCCATTCCACCGATGGGAACGGAAGAAACGATTTATATCATGCGTTATGGTTCCAGCGCAGATTCGCTTAACTACTATTTTTGTCCAGAGTATTATTGTCTGAGTTGTGAAATAATGGTACGTGAAGTTGATTTTACATCCACCGTGGATCGAAATGGAAAACCCAAGCCTGCGAATACATGTCCCTTCTGTAAAGGAAAATTAATTGCGTACAAGAAAGCCGCTATGGATGGATATACCGTCATTCGTCGAAAGAAAGCGGACAGTTCACTCATCCATCACAAGTTTATTGATTTTATGTCAAAGACCACTCATCCTAAAAACTTGCCTCTACCTTGTTGTTTTCGAAAGGAACATCATGTACGCTTATCAGACAAAGAATTTGGCCATATTCGTGATGCGCTGCGCCCTCAAGATCCAGATATTCCTGAATCGAAAGCAATGGAGCGTGTGGAAGAGATTGAAAGTGATGAAGAGCCTGATTATAAGGATCTGGTATTAAATAGTAAAAATCCAATTGAATTTGCGAAACTGTTCGAGACGGTCCATCAACAATACATCATGGACTCGAATGCCCAACTCACGCCTGGAAAATTCGCAGCAATTCCTCCTCTATTTGACACGTTTTTCCACCAAAATTCAAAAGAGGACATTGTAACCCGTATTACGATCAAGTTAAAACTTCGTGCCACGGCGCATGGATTTCTACGTATTGGAACCGAGAGTACCATCTATGAATCCTTGCTAGGTGTGATTGCGCCACTTCTTACAAAGAACACCATTGCTGAAGTAAAGGAGATGATCGAGCAACTTGTTCGTCCTCGTATTTTTATGAACTCCCACTTTGGAAATCTGGTATTGGAGTTTTTTAATCCTGCGGATGGAAGTGCGATGCCCCCCACGCGCCAAGAGCTAATGAACTTCGCGCAAATGGAACTCGGTATTCCCTTGACAAGTGCCAACACATATGCGATCATTCGTATCTATAATTCATTCAAGCGATTTATGCGTTTTATCAATGATCCAACCCAACGAAAGGATCTGCGCCACATTCAACCGTTGCTCGCAGAGCCTGAGCTCTTTACGACTCGTGGTATTCAATTGGTCATTATGGAAGACAATGGTACGGAACCCATTACGGTAAAATGCCCCATTTTTGGCCTCTCCCCCGATCGCCATAAAAAGAATGACATTGTTTTTCTTTCGCGGACCATGAAGACCATCGGCTCCACAAAGAATAAATATGCCCACTACGAACTCTATGTGTATACCACGAATCGTCCCGCAAGAGGAGCAGAGACGGAAATTCACGAAAACATCATTCGATGGGATTACAATTCACGCCGTCATTGGCCTGATATCGTACGTACTCGTGTGGATGAATATCTTCACCAGTGCCAATCCCGTTACCGATCGATTTATTCCTCTCAACAGGGGGTTCATCCCATGGCCATGATTCCTTTGTCCTATGCGGTTCGAATGGCACCTTATGCCCCAGAAGGAATTGTGAAAGACTCTTACAATCATATTGTGGCCATTACCTTTCGTGTCAAACAAGGATCGCAGAACACGGTTTGTATTCCTGTGATCGATGATGGTGCGATTTCCATTTTGTCCTCGGTTATTTTTAAATCCATCTATTTGGACTGGGCGGATGTTGTACCTGCTTCCATTAATGAATATGTATCCTTTTATCATAAATTGTCCAACCTGTTTTCACTCTATCCTGGATACAGCATTCAACATGTGGTTGTTCAACGAATCGACGACACCATCTCTGGAATTCAATTGGCAAATGGCCTCTATCTTCCTGCGTCTCCTCCCAATGTCCCCTCTCAAACGGAAGAACAAACGATTCAAGAATTGGGTCTAGATACAGTGAAGGTGACTGAAATGGAGTGGAAGATTAACCGTGAACTGTCTGCGACAAAAGATATTTCTCCACAGACACCATGGCAGAATGTTACCCGTCCTATAACACAAGAAGACAAATGTGGATCAGATCCAGAAATTGTTCATGATACCACCAAAGAAGATTTAGATGAATTGTACCAAGTATTCCGCCTCATTGTATCCAATTGGATGACCAGTAGCCAAGGTGGCCCCGAAATTCGAAAGATGGTGGAAGACATTATTTTCAATGATGACCTGCCTGAATATGAGCGACGAAAGCGCATGTATATTATGTTATCTCCCACCATGCTTTCATGGTTTTATGAAGACGATGAACATTGGGAACGCTCTTCTACCAGCTTTTTACGAAAAGATTGTCGTCTGATTACAAGTGAAGAGGATTGTACTGGATCATGTCATTGGAGACAGGAAGATCAAAAATGTCTGATCCATGTTCCCAAAGAAATGGATCTACATGAAGAAAAAGGGGCACGTGTGGTGAATACCGCCGAATTATTTGTAAAGCGCGTAGTCGATGATTTGGTGCGCTTTCCCAATCGTCGTCTTCAACTCATGCGAAAGGGACAGATCTCAAAAGTCACGACGATTACCAAACCCATTCGCGATGGCGATCAATATATGATTCCAGAGGCATCCATCACATGGTCGAATTTGTTACGTTTTGATTGGCTCAAACAGATTCCAGAAGAGGCGAAATACTACGAAGAAATGTCGCGTGAAGCCACCGAGGAGGATGTTCTTCTTCCAAGCGGTGATCTGCCCGTGGAGCTACAGGGACTTCTCGGCGATGATACGGTATTACGATTTAAAGCGATTAGCGACAAGAAATTTCCAATTGTTAAGATATCAGGTATGATGGACGTTTCACTGGAAGAACTGGGTCTGGAGATGAAGTCACCCACCTTTACGTATTCCTCCTTGAAGGAATATGTTCTTCTTAAGAATACACCCATTGGATTTATTCATATTGGAGAAGAACAGCCGGTTCGCTTTTTGAAACCCGCGATAGGTTATCATGACGCGTCCATGATCATTGTTCAAATTAATGACGTCTTTGGATTATTAATCGAAGAAGATGGAAATCCACTTGTACAATTGGCGAATATGCCCAATTCATTGAAGGAAGCATGGTCAAAGGCAAGTGTGGTATTAATGAAAAAGAAAGTTGTCAAACCACCTGCCGAGGAGGAAATGGCTCCACCCCTGTTAATTGGTGTACCTCAAATTTTAGAAAAACAAGGACAAGTACCCTTAATTGTTCAAACGCAAGCAGAACAAACAGGCGCCCCACGCGTCATGAAACGTGTGAAGAAACCTCTTCCTCCACCGATGGTGATGGAGGAAGAACCCATAAAGGCTCCACGCACAATGAAACGAGTGCCTAAATCGACGGCAACGCCCTCGAAAGAACAAGCCGCCCCGCCAGCCGTCTCTTCTGAACCGGTCGTTGCTCCACCACGTTCTATGAAGCGAGTTCCTAAATCAACCACCGCATCCATTGAAGCGGAACAAAAACAAGAAGCATCGACTCCATCTGCTCCGAGAAGTATGAAACGCAATCCTGTACCACAAACACTCTCGGTCATTCCTGAACAAGAGAGTATGAGTTCTTCTTCTGCGAGTACATCGACATCGACTATGCCTACACCACTACGTTCGATGCGACGTGTTCCACGAATGAGTGTATCAAGCTCCTCTTCCTCTTCCTCTTCCTCCTCCACTCCACTTTAAAATTTAAACGAAAAGGAGGCGAGCTCTTTGGACGAGGATGGCGTTTCTTCTTCTTGAACCTCAGGAATCGGCAAGATGACCGATTGTTTACAGCCCATTTCCACCGCACGACGACGACATTCCATCATGTCCTCCACTTCGTCAGTAAGAATATTGAGGCGCATTCGACGATACGAGGGATTATCTGGATGAAGAATGACCAGATACAAATCCGCGATCTCTAATCCATAATATTTCTCAAGCATCCACTTATATACATTTAATTGAAGAGTATAATGCCAGTAATTTGTATCAGGCAAATGCTCCATCGGTGGCAATCCCGATCCAAATGGATTTTCCGACTTAATCTCTTTGGATCGTTTCCAGTCATAAATCACGAACTTATTGTCCGATCGACGACGGAACACCATATCAATGGAACCACATAGCTTAATCTTTCGCTCGCCCTGAACCGGTGTAAGAGAGTCCGTGAAGACCTCCCATTCGGATCGATAGGGTTCCAAATCCCCACCACAATCTTTCCAGAATTTCATAAAATACTTCCACTCCTTTGTCTCATAGATCGCGGGATCAATTTCCTCTTCTGCTCCATGAAGAAACTGCTCAATGGCCAAATGCATGGCCGTTCCCGCAGAGGAGGCCTGCTTTCCATTTTCAGACCATTCGCGCATAATTTCCTCATCGGTTCGGCCATAGTATTTGTTGGTCGGCCACTTAGGGCTACGTTTCATTTTCGCAATAATTTCTTTTGGCTCAAAATGAGGAAAGAACTCATGAACAAATCCTGTACAGGAGATATTCCCCTGACAAGATCCGTTTACATAGTATTTATGCGTGGGTTCATCAAAGGAAATATGCTTATCACGAGGGTGTTGATTCTCAAAGGACAGACGTTGCCACGGTTGCGGTGCCATTTTCTTCTACTTCGTTGATCGTTCTTAGGCCGTCAATACCGTGTCAATTTTATATAGGATAGAATGAGGAGAAACATGATATCCTATGATAAAAATAAGCAATCCATTACACCTTTTTATTAAAACGGAAAGTTGGCCAATTTCATGAGAATGCGACCGACTTTGTTTTCACCCTTAATAAGACCAGATGCCAGATCACGTGTCGCACCGAGATCAAGTGCGGCTGCCTTTGCCTGATTGGAACTATTGGAGGGTGCGGTGCTATAAATCATGTATTTACCACGATCGCGTGCGGCCTCTACAATGGTATTAAAACGATCATCGTGATTCAGACGGTATTGTAGAGCATTCTTAATGAATTCCACCTTAATGGTATCCCATTGAGCATCATCAAAGACTACACCCGATTTGTTAAGAATTTCACCCTTCTTGCTCACAACTTGGCGAACCTTTGTCGCCTCTTCTAACAATAATTCATAATCACGCGCGGTTTCGCTGACAACCTTTTCTTTACTGCGAACCGCGGCAAATTGCTGATGAATTCCACCCGTGACACTGAAGATATTAATGGCAAGATTGGCAGCATCCGTTCCCGATTTATTGCTCGCAAAGCGTAGACGCATGGCTGCCAAATAGTGCTCACATGTAGGATACATAACGGGTTGACCGTCGCGTGTCTGATCTGGATCAGGAATAGGAAAGGGAGCAGAGAGAGAAAGCCAACGACTGACATGAAGATCGGGTTTTCCTCCCGCGGTCTTCACACCCAGTACATCCTTTGTAATGGCGGAACTGGCGCCAAAGCGGAAGACCTCTCCCTCTTTAAAGGTACGTGTCGAATTATTCAAGTAACCCTTAATGGAGAATTCCTGGGCGGACGCAGAATCCGTTGCCACGGCCGATGCAGATTCATCAAATCCAACCTTTTCATCCGATTCCTCTTCCAATTCGATGGGTGGCATCTCTTCTGCGACAGGCATTTCTTGTTTTGCTTCGACTTCTTGTCCTCGGCGAAAGATAAACCAGCGATTTAAGAAAGAGAATTGTTTCACAGAATCAGTCATACGATATTTCTTCTTTGCCGCATCGGATTGCTGAGAGGATTCAAGCATACCATAACTGACATCAAATGTATTCGTGCTCGCATGTAAGCCCATTTCCTTTAATTCCGCATCATTGAGTAAACGAAATCCAATTTCGGACATACGACTCTTAAAGTAATCAAAGGAAACCAAGTATTCGCGATGCGCAGATCCAATGCTAATGAATTCTACATCGATGGGAAGACCAATGGATGTCTCATCATGAGTAAGCTCTTCCTGATCATATCCCTTTTTAAGGGTCCAAATGGGAACATCGCCCTCCATTCCTGTACGTAAATGCCCCATTTCAACCGAACGAAGAAGATTAAAGACGCGATTGCCATCAAAGCAACATCCAATAAAGAATCCGCCGACTTTTACGGTATCCGCGATATTCTTAAGAAAGCCATCGAGCATTTCCTTATTTTCAAAGAAGTAATGGAGGGCAAACATACACGAAACAATATCCACACCTGGGCGCAAGACACCTGCCATATGATGCTCCACATATTTAGGAACAGCGCCCTTAGAGGGATATTTTCCAAAGATGGTACGCAACATGTCGGCTTCTTCCTCATTGGCACCCGCCGATCCATCCAGAATCGAGCGACTGCTATTTCCAATGATAAAGGTCGCTTTGGGTACACGGCCTCCAAATTGGCGAAGAGCCTGAATGTAACGTTTATAAGCACCATCGCTTGAATTGGTGATGTTTTCACCTGCACTGTCAATTCCAACTACATAACGGGCGCCATTAAAGATCCATTTATTCAAATCACCTGCTTTACCACAGGCAACATCCAAAATGCTTCGAAGACGAGCATTCGGCACTTGTTTTAGCGCTGATCGAATAAGGATGTTGTCTTTGATATAGGTATTATGGAATTTCTGTAGACCCTTGACCAGTGCCAAGTTTTGCTTAGGGGCCTTGCGTTCATAATATTTTTTAGAAATCTCACCACTCACCGAAATGGTAAATGCTTTCATTTCTTCTTCGGTGGGCGCTTCATGACCGGTTCGAATCATGGATTCCGTAATGGGATCGTGAATGGAGTTCCATACACTGTTTGCGACTTCCTCATCGTTCATCATACCCGAATACTTGATATTTGGGCCACCACGTGCGAGCGCCCTCAGAAGACGTTCGGTTTTATCATGACGAATACGAGAAGGAACCCAGCGCCACCCCTGTTCCCTGGCAGGTTCATATCGCATTTCAACAATGGACCGATGGGTAATCGGCTCTTTGGTGTCTTCTGTGACAACATATTCCTCCAAGGTATCAGGATCTGTAATGACTTCACGATGGCATATATTGGCCATTGTATCGGAGAAATCGGCGGGAGTAAAGAGAATCGGTTGGTAACGAACGGTATCCTCCTTTTCCGCAGTGATGGGCATTTCCATCAGAATCGTATCACGGGGATTTTCATTGGCCTGGATCTTTTCACCACCCACATACAAACGCATGGTTTTGTATTGAATGGTACTCTTTGTCTCAGGATGGATGGAGGTGGTTGTTTTATCCATGGTAGGAAACGATGGATCTTTCTCAAAGTAGACCATGAAGTCGACGGTATTATCCTTAGCAGGCTTCCATTTGAATTGATGAATAAAGCGCTTACCTGCCTGAGAGGGCAAGGGTTGCGAATTGCTTGTTAAAATCAGACCATCGGTATGATAGATACGATTCATGTCCAAAATGGCAGAACATTTTTGCTTAAAGATGCTATCGCTGTTTTCGGCAGCAAATTCGAAATGCTTCATGGCGACCATGAGGCGTGTGGTATCCGTTACGCCTTTCGCGACCACTTCGCCACCCTCTCTCCAGTTCTTAAACCAATCATTCATTTTATTGTAGCGCGAATCCCCTTCCACATCGAGGAATCCATTTTTAAAGAGAGCGAAGGGGAGCCCTGATACATCTTTGCCTTCCATATGGTAATAAATATCGAAAATCAAATAATGATTGATGGCGTGTCCGAACTTTGAGGTAGTCACCCATTCTCCGTCCACCATGCTGTTGGCGCATTTTGGATTTTTGAGGCCTGTTCGATAGACATTCAAACTCTGATCGACCAGATACAATTCTCCTTCTTTGTTTACAAAGCCCATGGCACGCAAACCATCTGCCTTATCTGTCACATTGTATCCTGTTCGAACATTAGGAATGGAAGAGTCGATCACAGAAGACATGTTTTCAAGAAGCAAGGTAACAGGACCTACACCTCGAAAGCGTTCGGTACCGGTCATGGCATTGTATTCTTTACGAACCTCAGCGGACACTGAATTACGAATCAGCAAACTATTCTTCTGAATGGCACGCTGTACTTCTCCTACTGCGCGAATCAGGCACTGTAATGCCTTTTCACGGGTATCTGTTTCAGGTCCTCGTAGCAATTCGACTTCGACTTCATAACGTGGGACTTCATTCAGTACATTCTTTTCAAGAAAGGTCTTTGCCCAGCTGTAATCCCTGCGTCCTATCTCCGTGGGAGTCTGGCGAACCATGGAGAGATCAATACGTACACCCGTATGAAAGAAACTCCAACGACGAATCAAACGAAAGGCCTTGTTTTGACCATCCCATGTCTTTATGAGCTCAAGTACACGTGGGTCATCCTGGGAAAGATCAATTTCACGACGTACCTTGAAACGAATGTCATATTCAGGAAGATCAAGATTACTGGCACTAAAGGCACGGTCTTTAATCATTGCGGTAAAATCCTTGCCTTGTAGCGTATTATCTTTACAATAGGATTGTAGAATGCCAAGCCCATAAATAGAGAATCGAATGTGATTCGGAGTGATAATATTCATATAATCCTCTTGAGGGGTAGAGGTGAACTTTTTACTGCGGAGACGTTGAGCAATCTGAAGAAATTTATTGGAATCTACGATACCATCTACTCCAAATGTAGTTTCAAGTTCCAATATCCCCTGTTTATCGGCCAGCCACTGGTCAATAAATTGGATCAATTGTTCGGATTGCTTTGCAGTCAAGTCCATTCTAACTATAAAGTAGTATGATAAAAGTACCTTAAGTCTAAAGGGTTACTTTTTACTTTATGGTTATCATGGGTCAATTTTATTTCGCCCTATCGGGATACCACTTGATACTGTACCACTTCTGTTCCAAATCGTTCTTTAATGAGACGAATCATTTCACTGGGTTGAAAAGACGGGCTACAGCAAAAAAGATCAATGTAACAGGATCGATATTCAGGATAGGTATGTATGGTAAAATGACTCTCGGATAAGACATACGCGTAGGTATAGCCCATCGGGCTAAACTGATGTCCTGTTTGAGACATCACATTTAATCGAAGTTGATGAACAATTTCATCCAAGACAGGACGGCCACTTTCTAAAAAAGTGAGCAACTGTTCTCTGGATTCAGGCACATCGTACACATTTAATAGTACATGAACTCCAACCGATGGTCCTAGGCCCATACGCGACATTCTATACTATTCTTTCTTTTTAAATCGGGTTTAAGCCTTCCATTGGGAAAAGACGCGAAGTGTCTTCTGTTTTCCAAGACGCATCGAAAGAACTTCTTTGGTGAGTTTTTTATCGGTCTCTTTCCATGTAGGGGTCTGTGAAAGAATGGCAACCAGCTCTGCCTTTGTAGAGTCCATTTCGGGCCATTGAACAATCCATCCCTTTTCCTCCATTTGTTCTAACCACTCCCCCACATACTCCTTGATGGGTCGCGCAGACAAATCAACGGGAACTGCCACCCAATTTCCCTTGTAATCCACCACCCAAACAGGATCGTCCGCCTTCCAGTTACAGGGATCCGAGGAGAAGAAGATGTCACCCTTCAGATGGCTCTCGATTTGTTGTTCCTGATCCTCTGTCTTTTCTTGAACCGCCTCTCTTAGCATAATGAACTGGATATGACGCATCATGTCTAGCCCTTGATAGATGTCCGCGTAGTCTTTATCTTGTAGAGGAGCACCATTAAAGGAGGCAGCAAGCAATTCATAGATCTTCTTTCTCTTTCTTGAGAGGGCTGTATTCTTTAATTCATCGGTTTCTTGCTGAAGCGCAGTAACGAGCTCACTAATCAGTTGTTGACGGTTGTTTTTTTGACAAGCTGAATAATAACTTGGATCCATGATACAGAGAAGGACACTCAATAGACCCACAGGATTCATACTAACCGATACATATCCATTCATACCAAAGGACTGGAGGGAAGGGTCTTCTTTTGATACGGGTGCTTGAATCTCAATCGGTACCAATGCTCGGTTCCGATTCGGATTTTGCTGTGAAAACTGAATGAGTTCACGAAAGCTGACGTTTTGATATTGTTTAACAGGGGTAGTCATTTCTTAGTAGAAAGATGTGTGATTCGCTTTAAGTTAACAGGAGTGATCAAATTTTATTTTCAACCAATCCCGTGGACTGACTGCGAATATAATCAATTTCTTTTTGGCGGCTATCCATTTCAATACGTGTTTTAATACAAAAATCGAGGTATTCTTTAATCTGTAAATAGGATGATTCGGAAATGGATGCCAAATCAAAAAAAATACCATTCGAATTTTCCGTATAGGTTTCTTTTGTTTTTCGTATGATTCGATAGACCTCTTCTTGTTCCGATTTCACAAGCATTTTCATAATTTCAAACATTTTTTTGCGGTCTTCATAGGATGTCATTAGGATATGATTTTCTAATTCAGTATAGAACATCCATCATTCCCCTTTATCGCAGTCATTAAAGAGCCAGAGGCTCTTCTTCCTCACTCGATGAAGCAGGGACCATGAGTGGTGTAGAAGAAGAGACTACTTCTTGAGAGGGTTCTTCTTGTTCCTTCTCGGTCTGCTCTTTTGAGATGAAGAGACCACTGGCTAGAATATGAGGATCATTGATCGCAAATCGGGAACGTTTCATCTCAATTGTAATGGTATCACCGACTTCCACCATATCATATTCCATATCTCCAAGGTGTAAATCACGTGGGATACTGATACGAATGGCATCACGATAATTTACATACAATCCCATCTTATTCTTTCGAATGACCTTACCTGTGACACGACTGTCGTCCACTGGATAAATCACATTGCCCTGGAGCTTGACATAATAGATCGCATCGCCTGTAAAACGTGCCGCTTCAAAATAGCCCATCGAACGTGAAATGAGCTGAATGGAACCGGGAAGGACAAAGCCATGTTCAGAGCATTTGTTTTCTAATTGCTCACGAGCACGAACCAGTAATAGTTGGTCAATCGGTGTTTTTTTCAACTGATTCAGATCCTGAGCAGTTAAATGAATTTTCTTTTCAAAGAATGCAGTGGATTCCATATTGTTCTACTACCTATTGTTGTCTTTAGTCTCTCTCAATTTTATTTTTTGTATTTTTTAACAAACGCGGTGGCATTTGTACCATGTCCTGTATAAAAGGATCGTACTGGACGCAAAAACCAATGATGGTCCTCTAGTTCTATTTCTTCAGAAAAGCGCAAAAAGAGATTTAGTAATGTACAAATACGAACCGAGTTACGGATTCGCCCAGTCACCTGTGGAATGCCAAAATTAGTATATCCCTCTCGATCGAGCACAATTCCTAGCATCGATAAGGATTGAATATGGCTGTCCATGGAGCTGACAATCGAGCATTCACGACCTCGTCCAATCTTTCCACCAGGATAAGGGGGATCATTGAGCTTGAAGATGATCTTTCCATTTTTAGAAACATTATATCCATACACCATACCCATATGTTGATTGGTAATCGGAAAAGGGTGAATGGGATCATCTCGATCTTGCTGGATTTCGTTAATATAGGAAACGGCGCATGTGACAGCTCCTTCACAGATATACTGAATGGAATCCAGTTTGCTGTCCATAAATCGATGAATCACAACACGTCCAAGATTGTATTTTGATTCGTCCACACACTCCGCGACATTGAGATCCGTGGAATAGACCAAATACTTCTGATCCTCTGTCGTCAGCCACTCGTCCCAAAAATAGAATAGCACCGCACGACGAAATTCATCATCTAGATCATTACTTGATGTATGGTACATGCTATGGAATAGACGAATCATTTCAAAAATATGGTCCATTTGAACGAGTTTTTCTTGTTCTTCTTCCGCGATCAGACGACGACGCTGATCCACCTCATAGGGTGGGGCTTGATACTCTGGATTTTCAGACAATTGAGTGGTCCACTCCATGATTCCTCTCCAGAATCCCTCGACCGATCGCTGTAATTCCTGTTTTCGTTCCGCGTCTTCTTCTACCTTAATTTCAGGTGCCTCATATTCAATGGGAAGATAGGTATCACGCTTGATTGGAACACGCGCGGTACGAATGGCGAGAGGGATGGATATATCCATGTAAATATTGGGTTGGAATAGATAATATCCATTACAATATCGAATATATCCCGTCTTATCACGGTGTACCACCTGAAAGGCTCGATTATTAATAATCTCCTCTAGAATGCCGATGAGAACCATTCGAGGCGTATCACTGAATGCGTGCCAAAAATCATCGGAGCGATAAAAGGACTGTCGCATAAACAGACGCTGGATGCGGGTCTTAATAATCTGGTATCTCCATCGAGCAGAGTATTCATCATAGGTAGTATCATCCAACTCCAAATCCTTTACCGAGATTTCAGGTTTACATTTATAATCACAGGTTTCAATCCAATCGCATACTGCGGTAAAAGGCATATCATTAATATTCACCTCTTCTCGAATGGCACCTTGAGAGTCGATTTGACGAACGGCAGGTTGATTCGCAATCACAATCGCATCCTTGTTTAAATTACAATCCACCGCATTTTGTTTCATGATACGTGTTACATTTCCGACAAGAACGGCTTTATTGAATCCCATTCGATAACTGAACAAATCGGCTGTCTCTCGTTGTTCGATCTCCTCGGGCAATACCGCTGCGTACAAATAGACTGTATTATTTCTCTTTTCTCGAGGCAAGAGACAATGAGACATAAAACGAATGGCACGACCCAGAATCTGCTCGGTCTTGTTCAAGTGATACCATGAATCAATCACATGAGTTTCACGAACAAAACGGAGATCGACACCTTCGGATGCGAGCTGTGAACCAATAATCACCTTCATTTGATCACCGCGAGCATTATTGGATGCGCGTTGAAATTTAATGGTCTGTTCATTTTTTGGAGAAATGGCGGGATCACCTGTTAAAATGCCATAATAGGCCGGCGCAAAATTATGATTGGCATTTCCGTGATTTCTTTCTCGTAAGGGGCACAAGGCGCATTGACGACCTCCTGGGGTTTGGATTCCATCGGCCAACATACCTGTTTTGCGAATACCAGGATGAGGGGTATAACCATTTGCTTCCAATGCCAGAGCAAGAGGTAATGCTCCACCGCCAATAAAACGAGTGTACGCAAATACACATCCTTCTGTATTACGAACACGTTGAATAAAGAAATCGAATTTGGGACTGTAGCGTGCCAAGTTACCCACTGCAAGCCAGTCTGCACCGACCTCCTCTCGTGCTCGATATTGTACCTCGCCTGTCGCATTTTCACGCTGAAATACGGTACCAATAGAGTCGATATTGGTACGTTTCACATATGCTTCATACGTATTTCCACGAGTGAGCGCCGTTTCAGGGACGACAATGTTTCCCGCATGAACAATTCGATCCAGATCAAAGGTACTTAGACCCTTACCGTCTTCTCTCAGTGCTTCCATAAAGGAAATCGTAGCATCAAGTGTATCATCTTGAAGCTCAATGGGGACAAGTGGAAGATGCTCATAAAAGGTAATTTCTTTTTCATCATCGGACTCTAGAAGGGGGCCACCGCGAGGATTCAACTCGGGATAGTTATCAATTGTACGAACATCCTGGGGAAACAAACGGATGGGAAAGGAAATGGGATTTTCACCGCGCATAAAACTAACGTATCGCTTTGCGATCCATCCAATTCGCTCTTCTCCTTGAGGAGTGATGGTGCCATCTTTTAAGAAGAGATCTGCTTCCGTGATGGGTGCCTTCTTATCATTGATTAATAACAAATTAAACATGAAAACGATTTCCTTATAGGTGTTATACATGGGTGTCGCAGTAAGTGCGCAGAATTTCATTCCCTCGGAATATCGCAGAACATCCAACAAATAGGCAGTAAGTTTCTTTCCCGCTGACGCATCGTCTTTTTCTGATTTTCCTCCTGTATAGGATTGCTCGTCCTCGTCTGTAACATCGGCTACATCACGCAAATTATGAGCTTCGTCAACAATAACAAGGCGGTTGCTAAAATGACGGCGAATCTTCTCTTTTTTCAGTCGTTCTTTTACTTCATCACTGGCTCCTGGCGGAATACCTGCGAGGACTTGGTCACGAATGTAATTGGCAAATGCGATATAACCCATGATCTTGTATCGACGGCGAATTTGGCGATTGACCTGGCGCACAATACGCTCTTTATCGCGTTCATAGAGCGTATTCGATAATTTCATATAAGTGGTTCCTGTACACTGGGAGGCTTGATTGGGTTCATGTTCTTCTCCCAATTTTACCTTCGTGACATCAAAAATGGTTCGAAGAAATCCAGCCTGAATGGTAAGAGGGGCAATGATGAAGACCTCCTGTTGAGGATAGAGTTCGAGCCATGCTTCGGTGATTTGAATGGCGGCACACGTTTTACCGACACCAACACCATGAAACAGAAGGGCCGACATATAGGGTGTTTTAGGGGACATAAAATTGGCAACAAAACGCTGAACAGGTGTGACTTCGAATTCTCCCTGATCCTCGCAGGGATCCGATTTGGGTTTCCATGTACTCTGAAGGGATTCCGCAAATTCACGCTTCGCAAGAAGTTTCTGTAGAAACATGGGATCAATGATATCGGGGTACGCACCTGTTTCGCGCTCCCATTCGGATAATTCATTGGATGGAAATAGATTTCGACGTTGAAGTTCGGCCACAAGTTGATCTCGCTTTTTCATGTCGATTGTCGTTTTCCATGCCTCGAGAAGTTCACCATCAACCATTCCATGGAATTCTCCTGTATCCTTTGCGAGTTTGATTTTTCCATCCACTGTAATCAAATCGCGTTTCTTTAACTCTTGGTACAGAATGAGATGCTGTGTTTTGTCCAAGGTAGATCGATATAATCTCACAATGATTTCATCGCTGAAACCATCAAGTCCTTCTTTTTCATCACCTTCATTTTCCTCCTCTTCCTCTTCTTCCTCTTCTTCCTCCTCTTCCTCTTCTTCCTCTTCTTGTAGATTCTGTTCTACAATTCTTTCTTCCACCAATGATTGTTGTTTCTCTTCTTCATTTTGAACAGATTCAGCAAGATTACTCAGAATACTACTCGCATTTTCTAATTCAAGATTTTCCTTAAAAGAGGAAGGCTTTGAAGGGATGGATGGAATGCTTTGAATCGATACTGCGTCGATCTTTTCAGATGGAGCAATGTCTAGGCCACGTTTTTTCAATTCACGAAGTACAAGATTTTTTTGTTCATTGTTATTACCAAGCATGTTTTTCATTTCCAGGATGTCACCATCTTCCAACTCTTCTAAACCAGTTATGTCCTCTTCAGGTTGCGGTTGATTTTCTTCCTCGATGGGTAGAGAGGATAAAGGAATGGATTCATTTGGAACATTCTGATCAGGAACAGATTCAGAGGGTGCTAGTTCAGAGGATGCGAGAGGTAGACTGCGTTTTTTGAGTTCACGAAGAACAAGATCTTTTTGATCATTATTATTACCAAGCATGTTTCTCATATCAATTAAATCATCATCGGAAACATTTTCTAATCCAGTGATGTTCTCACTCGATACTTCTTCAACAACAGGAACAGTTGATATAATATTTGTATTGAGACCTCGTTTTTTTAATTCACGAAGTAATAATGATTTTTGATCATCATCGTTTCCAATCATATTTTTCATATCGATTAAATCCTCATTGGATACATTTTCCAATCCTGTTCGATTTGTTTCCAATTCTTCTTTACTTTTGATTTCAGATGATTTTATTTCTGCCTCTTCCTCATTCTCCTCATTCTCCTCTTCCTCTTCTATGATATCCGTGCCTAGTTTCTTACGACGATCAATTTCTTTATCGATAATGTGAAGAGTATTCGAGTTCGTTGTTTTCTTTTTTAGGTTTAAAAGAAGATGATAGGGTATACTGGATAATCCAGCATTATTATTCTCCTCTTCTTCCTCTTCTTCCTCTTCCTCCTCTTCCTCCTCTTCCTCTTCGTTATCAACCTCTTCGTTATCAACCTCTTCGTTCTCAACCTCTTCGTTCTCAAGCTCTTCCTCCTCTTCCTCTTCGTTCTCGTCCTCTTCGTTCTCGTCCTCTTCGTTCTCGTCCTCTTCATTTTCTTCTTCCACCTCATTCATGAAGAAATGATCCAGTCCTCGTCTCTCGAGTTCAATTCGTAAAAGACCACGTTTATCACGTGGAGTTGTTTTCTTCATGGTAAGAAGCGTCTTGTCTGGTATTTTTTCAAGACCTGTTTTGACCGATCGTAAACGTAATAATTTATCAATTAAACGTAATTTTTTCTTATCACTTGTCTGTGAACGAAGCATCTGTAAGGTAGCCGTGTCGATTCCAACGAGTGTCGATACATTCACATCATTATCACCTGCTCCACCACGTAGGCGCAAATAAGGGGTAATATTGACTCCTCGATGGCTTAGTACCTTTGCGAGAATCGAGCGTACTCTAGGATCAGTACTACGTCGAAAAATGTTCAACAGACGTTTAATACTAGACTTACCCGTCATTGCTATATAAGTCTAACATTTGATTTAAATTTAAACACATAATAACGTACTCATACCCGTTCATTGGGTAAAATAGGATAAAAGTTCTTCATAATTCGACCTGCCTTCAACAGAATCTCCTGTTTTTCTATATTATCCGGACGAATCTTTGAAATGGCCTCATCCAATGTACACCATTTAATTGCGCCAATTTCACGGGTCATGGTATCATTGTTGGTATTTAATTCTACCACCGTATTTGGTTGACAAATCGCAAAATAATATTTATGGCAATAATGAACATGATTGGATCCAAAAAAAGTTTCCGTTAAACATCCTGTATTTTGAATCACTTTAAAATCATCCCGTTGAAGACCCGTTTCTTCTTGAAATTCACGAATGGCACATACGATATCGGATTCATAGGGATTTCTCCTACCCTTTGGAAATCCCCACTCGGGTTCATCCCATTTCGAAGGATATTTCTCCACAAATTCAGCCATACGAGGCTTCATGAGCTGATATTTTCTTTCCGAGGTCTCATAATTGTTTTTATGCGACTTTACACTGGATGTACCACCCCACATGTCTTTCCATAATTCATCAAATGTTAATGTTAATAAACGCTGTTGTTCACCCTTTGTCATGTTTAGCATTAACATAGAGATATAATTTTCATCAAGATGGCTGTATTTACCACGCATAAATTCAAGAAAAGAAAGAGAATCCTTTCTCTGAATCAATAAAAACTCCATGTTCGTATAATGAACGGGTAGATGCGAGATAGAGGATGATGCCGATACGGAAAGTTCAGGAAATCGAACCGCAATGATACCATAACTTGTCACTGGCGCTGGACAATTTCGAAAGATATGGCCTGATTCACCACAATTTGTACAATGTTGTATCCGGTTATGAGCATATTCTATATGAGACATTCTTATCCAAACTATCCGTTAGAGGCTTTAATATCTCATCCTAATCCATTGCGTTTAATGAATAAATAAGTTGAATAAAATAAGAATAAGATGCAGTTTCCACCTACTGTTTGGGGACCCTTTTTTTGGCATACCATCCATATTGTGGCGCTTGGATATCCAAAAAATCCATCCTATGCGGACAAGAAGTCCGCAAAAGAATTTTATGAATCCCTCGCATTTCTTCTTCCATGCTCCGTTTGTAAAGAGCATTACAAAACCCATCTTAAAAATCATCCCATCACTCCCTATCTGGATTCACGGGCGGATCTAATGAAGTGGACCATTCTTGTTCATAATTCGGTAAATAAAATGCTGAATAAGCCCGAATGGTCAATGGAGGAAATCATCGCATATTATGAACGTCTGGGACGCCGAGATCGTTCTCCTGTTTGGACCAAAGAGGACATGAATGAAGTGGATTATCGATCCTTTGTTCGAGGTTTTATAACAAGTGGCTTTCTTTTTTCAGCAATTGGCGCAGGATTCTATTACATGATGCCTACTAGGTTATAAATCATTAAATAAATAAAAATACAAAATGTATTTTATAAACAAAGAAAAGGAATATGGCACAACCCAGTACCACAGTAAATATCAATCAATACAATGTCACGAAATGGATGAATGATAAAATAAATAGCGTCAAAAATACATTTGCGAGTACAACATCCAATTCGTCCTCGAACAATTCTTCATTTACCTCCCGATTCTCTAATTTCAGCATGCCTTCTTTTTCATCCTCTGGTCTTAACAATGGATCAGACGGATGGCTATCTATATTAGGGCGTATTGGCGCTTACCTTTTTTCCATTGTATTTGTTGTTCTTATTATTAGTTTCTTTATTACACCCATCATCAAGTTACGTCCAGGTGATCCCGGCTTTATCTATATCCCGCTAAAGGACGACGGTGTCCTTTTTTGGCCAAAGGGAAAAGACAATGAAATCGACAATAAATTACTTCCTATCAGTGAAACCTATTTCAATTATTCGATGATAATGGATGTTCTCATCGAGGATCCTAATCCCTTTTCAAGAAACATTCGTCTGATTTTTGCGCGTGCCCCCACGTATCAATCCTCTACCCCCACTTCATCCACCATTCCCACCGAATTATTGAGTAACTACAACTTGATGGTAGGATTGATGCCCGATACCAATGATATGATTGTTTCCGTGCTTAATAAAGACTCCAACTCCGAAAATGTCATCGTCCATAATATTCCCATTCAGGAAGTATTTCGCCTTGGAATTGTGGTCATGGAAAACACATTGGAAGTATACATCAACGGTCATCTTGTAAAGACGCGATCATACATCTCTCCACCCAAGGCGGTAACGGGTCCAATTACGGGTGGCGCAGGAAAAGATGTGACAGTGGCTAAATTGCGTAACCTGAAAATATGGAATCGTATCTTACGTACCGCCGAAATACGTGAATCCACACCCCCATTAAGTACCTATGCGGAAATGGGAGGAACTGCTTCTCCTGCTACAGGAGGTTCATGTTCCGCATAATTCCCTGATGAATCATAATAAATGGAATCATTTAATAGTAGAATGATTCCATTTACGGCACAAATTATTGTTGCGATGCTTATTTTGATCGTAACTTTTTACGTAGTCGTCTATGTGATTTATGAAAAGAAAGGTACGAACGATATGTTACCTAAAATGACACCGTTGAATAAAAAAACCAAGGTGGTGGATCCGGATGAAGCGCGCGATAAATTAATTGGAAGCGCGGGATGTACTGTTCTTGGGTTTTTTAAAATACAGACGGGAGACCGAACTACAAAATTTAAGGATCAATATTCCTCCTTGATGGAGATTCCAGAAAACTGGTATCTCGAGATTGCTCCCTCCCCCATTGAAAACAAGCCCACCAGTGCCCGTCTTCGCATTCGTGTAAAGGACAATCAGACCATTCGAACAGAAATCATCGATTTACCCTCCATTCCTCGTCAGAAATGGGTCATGATTGCCGTATTGCGAGATGGTCGACGATTTGATGTGATGTATGACAATAAGACGGTGATGTCGCATCGTTTGAAGAATTATCCTGTTATTATCAGCAATCCTCTGAATGTAGGAAATCCGAGCCTGGATGGTTCCGTGATTCATGTGGTGATCAATAATCGTCGTATGAATCCAATGGAAGTGGAGAGAGAGCGTACATCATATGTTGATACAAATAATGTTGTGTTTGAAGATCACGCGATCTACGTCAGTTTTCCTCTACCTACTATTAAATTATTTGGACAATGTCCTCCCGGATTTCCATGTGATCCTGTTACAAAACCTCCCAAGAATAACTTATTGGCATGGGAAAGCCCCTATTAGTGTTTTGGTGGAATAGAATATCGTTGTATTTGACAGAAGAAGATGGATACCATTAACAATAGTTCGTCCCCCGTTGTTCGCATGATTCCTGCGTTGATGGTATTTGCGGGATTGATTGCCTTATATTATTTGTATCAATACCTCTTTGGCTATCGTTCATTGAATGCTTATGATTTGGTAACCAAAACACAGAACGCAAAAGTCGGCGACGGTGATTTTATTAAGCTCACCTCCGATAAGCTTCCAGGTTTATACGAAGGTGGTGAATTTACGGTTTCCACCTGGTTTTACGTGAATAATTGGTCCTACCGCTCAGGAAAGAACAAGTGTATCTTGCGCGTAGGTGGCAGTAATTTTGATACCATTCGTATTTATTTGGGAGGCACAAAGCCCAAACTGAACGTTCGTATTCATACAAGGGATTCAAGTTCAACATCCACTACGGCTCAGGGTGATTCATTGGCCAATCAGACGTTGAATGCCACATTTAATACACTACAGACGGATTCCACTCTATTGGATTCACCCTCTGGATGCGACCTCCCAGAGATCGATCTTCAGCGTTGGGTCAATCTGGTGGTTGCAGTCAATGGTAAATTGGCGGATATCTACATTGATGGCAAATTGGCCCGTTCATGTGTCCTGCCTTCTCATTTTAAGGTGGACTCCAGTTATTCGGCCTATGTAATTCCTTATGGTGGTTTTGGCGGTGAAATCTCAACCACCGTGATGTATGACATGGCGCTCAACCCAGAAATGATCTATAAAAATTACATTGCGGGACCACAACCTATTACAAGTTTCAGTGACATGCTCAGTTCCTTTTTTACTTTTGGAATTAATGTCTCCATCGATTCCAAATAAATAATACAATGAAATAAAAGGAGACAGATGTCAATATTTGGTAATAATTCTACTTCAGTGAATCCAACAACGGATAAGTCCGGTTCGATGGAACAGCTGATTCTTGCGACTGTCTTAGTGATTGCTCTCTATATTTCCCTTATCTTTGTTGAAATCGCATACAAATACATTAAGCGATTGACGCGTGATCGAGTGGAACTATTGCCCTACACCTACGTGATGGATAATAAATCGGTTGTGATTACACAGGACCCCAATCAACGTGACGCAAAGACGGCCAATCTATCAGAAAATGAACGCACGGGTATCGAATTTAGTTATTCCTTTTATTTGAATGTCCATCCATCCACCTTTCGCCAAGAATATGGTCTCTTACACATCTTTCACAAGGGATATGCGAACCAATTCCCCCTGTTGGCACCCGGTGTTTACATGCGATCCGATAAGAATACCTTGCGAGTGTACATGAATACCTATAAGACATGGAACAATTATATGGAAGTGGACAATTTTCCTGTTGGAAAATGGGTTCATGTGGCCATTGTTTGTAAAGAAAAGGCCATGGAGATCTATTTGAATGGCAATCTTTCTCGTAAGATGTCATTTGATGGATATGCGCCCTACCAAAACTTCCAGGATGTTCAGTGCTTTAATCAGCGTCGTATTTCTCTTCGTCAGTCTACCACATCTTCCGTGGATGGAAATGGATTTGATGTATTTGGTGCGACAAAGGGTCTACTGAGTCGTCTGACCTATTACAGTTACGCCCTTTGCTACGCAGAGATTCAAAAGATCATGGATGAAGGCCCATCTACACAGATGGATACCACTACCATGAGTGATGTGCCACCTTATTTAGCGGATAATTGGTGGCATACTTCCGTTAGTTCAGGAAGTTCAACTTCGATATAAGTCGACTCCCGTCTTATTGTAAATATGTAGGTATTAAAGGACATACATATTTACAACGCTAAATTAGCAATGCCAGGTGGTGGTCTCTTTTCACTGGTTGCCTACGGGACACAAAATATTTTATTAAGTGGCAACCCTGACTTTACCTATTTCTATAAAATCTATAAGAAGTACTCCCATTTTGCGGAGGAGTCGTTGTCCTTTGCGATGGATGGTCCACAGGAATTATCCTATGATCAATCGATACAAGTTCGTTTTAAAGTGGAACGAACCGCCGATCTGATTCGTGATCTCTACTTTGTATTCACACTTCCTGATATCTATTGTAAATTCGTGGATTTACCCTTGACAACCGTTACACCCCAGCGAACCGCACAATATAATTTTTCATGGGTGAATTTTATCGGATGCCATATCATTCAATCCATTGGATTCTACATCGGTGGTCAAAAGATTCAAGAGTTTGATGGAACCTATTTAATGATTAAAGCACAGTCGGATTTGGATGGCAATGCTTATAAAAAATGGGAACGCCTAGTGGGAAATGTACCTGATTTATATGATCCCGCGAATGGTCGATATGGTGGTGGATCAACGGGTGTAGGATATCCACTGGTCTACAATAACAACGGACCAATGGGAGATCCCGCAACTCCCCCCAATGCCAACCGCCCATCCATCAAGGGTCGACAAATCCAGGTCCCGATTCCATTTTGGTTTGCCGAGTCAACCTTTGGAGCACTCCCCTTGATCGCCCTCAGTCTTCATGAATGCGAGATTCGTATTTCCCTACGCCCGATAAATCAACTCTATCGCATTCTGGATGCGAATGGATACTCGGTTGCTCCAGGATATCAATACAATCCCTCACCTGTTCCTCAGCAACCCGATAATGTATACTATACTTCTGTTGGGGATATTACGGATGTAACCATTAATAATTTTTTGACGGATGTAGGTGTTCCCAAGCCATTGATCAATACCTGGCAATTGAATCCTCGTATTCAGGTGACCTATGTCTATGTGACGGATGAAGAACGTCAACAATTTTCTTCAGAGCCACTTCAATATCTGATTCGTCAAGTTTCTCGATTTGATTTTGGATCCATTGCTTCGAGACAGCTGGTGATGCTCGATATTCATGGTCCGATGGAGCGCATGCTGATCGTCCCGCGTCGATCGGATTCATTGACCTATCGAAATCAGCCAACGAATTTTACCAATTGGGTAAAGCCAGAGAGAAGTTCGTTTATTCCCACGGATGGTGGATGGACGGATACTGTCAATCTCATTTCATCCAGCGGTCAACAAATTCAGAATGGACAACGCTCGATTTTACGAGGACTTACCATGATTGGCGATGGAATTCTTTTACAGGAGGAAAAACCGATTGAGTATTATACTCAGGTCGTTCCATGGAAATACACGGAGGGCAATCCAGACGAAGAACTCGTGATTTATCCATTTGGTCTAACCTCACCGACACAACAGCCCCATGGAAGTATTAATTGTAGTCGTATTCGTAAATTACAATTGGATCTGGATGTAAATCCACTTCCTATCAACAGTTTTTACAAATATAACATTACGACGTATGTTGAAAGTTTGAATTGGGTCACCATCGCATCGGGTATGGGAGGCTTGAAGTATGCGTTGTAAGCATCGTTCAATCGATGATACTGCGAATCATTTAATGACAATAAATTCTATTCTTGTCATTAGAATGTCAGACAGTGGTCTTTTTTCCAAATTAAAAAACAAGGTCGCCTTTAAGGTTAATCAGGCAGTGGAAGATCCAGAAGCGGAAAAATACGCAAAGGAACAAGCGAAATCAGACAATTCGCCCCCTCGTGTGAAGACCATTGAGGAAATTCGTCAAGATCGTTTCAATGAATTCAAAAAAGACAAAGACTTTGAAAAAAATTTCGGAGAGATCGCATTTAAATTAGTACCAGAAACCGCGATAAAAAAATTCACAAAACAAGGAAAATCGGAAAAAGAGGCCAATGAGCTAACAAGAAAATACTTTGATACGACCCTCCTTCCTTTAATCAATAAATCCCTTGATGAAGGTGCGACGGCGAATCAATTGATTCGTGTTCTAGAGGATCAACTCGACATTCTTGAGGACGATAGTGATCCAAATACGATCAGCCCTTCTCGTATTGCTAAAAAAATATGGCGTTATATCGTACTGATTGTCGAGCATTTATTTTTTCCACTGGTCTCCATCATTGTATCGATGTACATTGCGAATGAAATGATTGTCTATCCCGCACCCATTCGAGCCATCTTTTTTGTAGTCACGATGGTCGCATGCCTTCTTTTTCAACCTGTCGCAATGGGTTTGATCATATTTTATATGGCAAAATCGGGATACAGTTATTACGTGAATGAGATGACTGCTCGAGAGAAAAAGAGAATCATGCCGACTATTTTTTCGATCTTGCCCATTTCAACTCATAAACCTGAAGAGGGTACACTTTCGTATCTATTGTATTATCCCTTTACCTATCCAAAAACCAAGAAGGATGAAGAAGAATTACCCAAAATCATGGAGGAATATGAGCTGTCGTTAAAAGAGTCTTTTCCTTATTTGGAAAAAATAAAAAGTCTCCCTTTTGTGGCAGAGGGACTTGAATTAATCAAAAAGAACCTGGAGGAACTTCATCAGCCGAAAGAGGAAAAGGCAGAGGAACCTGGTCCTGTACCAGAGACGCTTGTTCTAAACAATGAAACACGTAAACAATTTAATCGTTTAACGTCCAATCAATTACCTCCCACCATCGATCAAGGATCAAAACCTTCAGAAAATGCGGAACCCTCATCCAATACGACAAATAAGAATGTCCCACCTCCTGTAACAAATAACACCTCCAAGAATACACAAGCTCCATCCAATACGACAAATAAGAATATCCCACCTCCTGTAACAAATAACACCTCCAAGAATACACAAGCTCCATCCAATACAACAAATAAGAATGTCCCACCACCTCCCTTTAACAATACTACAAATAAGAATGTCTCACCGCCACCCTTTAATAATACGTCTCAACGTACAGAAACGTCCTCTACTTCGACTGCTCCACCACCTTTCAACAATACCTCAACAAATGTATCCTCTGTAAATGCCGTTCCTGTTGTAGTGGCAACGAATACAAAAGAGGAAAAGAAGAATGAATTGCCCAATCAAACAATTCCATTGCCTCCAACCATTTCTTCATCGGTAGAGGAGACAGGCAAAAAAGAAAATACATCTCCACCGACAACAGTCGCAGAGAAAACGAACAAACTCTCACCAGTTACCTAAAGATTATAAAGTAAGAATGAATTAAGTAGAGAATGAACGATGCGTATCACTATGAAAAGCTCGTTATATTAAATAATGTATATCAAAATACATTTATCGATGATGATACATCCTCTTTCCATAAATCCAGTCTAATTATGAGTGAACTTTATCCTCATCAAAAAACAATGATCCAAGGAATGATGCGTTATCGTGAAACAATGACACGTGGGGTGTTGATCGATCAACGGGCAATCAATGGAAAACTAGGTATTATTGGCGATCCACATGGATCAGGTAAAACATTATCTGTTTTATCCTATATCGCGGCAACATTGGCAGTACCTTATTTACCGATGACTAATGAATTGTCCGATTATTCGACCCGTTATTTTTTCTCGCATGATATGCGTCACATAAGTGATAAAAATGTATCGAATTTAATTATTGTCCCGCATAGTCTATTCAATCAGTGGAAAGAAGAAATTAAAATACATACAATGATGACGTATGTTCCGATTGAAACCAAACGAATGATCAAAGAAAATGAAACACTTGCTAAAATTACTGCGTCCGCATTTGTTCTTACAACAAATAAATGTTATCGATATGTTCAAGAGTATGCGAATCGTAATGGAATTCAGTGGAACAATGTATTTATTGACGAAGCCGCATCGATCTATTTTCATCCAGCGGATCCAGCACTCTCTTTTCAATTTCTATGGCTAATGACGAGTCAATGGCCCTCTCTTCTTTTTAAGAATCCTACCATTCATTCTCTTCAACTCTATGCGCTAAAGGAGCATGTGAATCTTCATGAAGAACTGGGTGCCTGGTTATTGGATCCCACCCATGAACATTATGATTACCCATTAATTTCATCCGCCTATCTAAAAGAATACATCCCCTTTCAGCATCCACAACGAGGTCTACTTGTATTACGTAATTCAACAACATTTCTTCGTGAGAGTATGAAATTATATCCGATGAATGATCAAACCATTTCATGTAAGCCAAACATTACCATTCAATCCATCACGAGTTATTTCCTATCAAGAAATCCACCCATTACGTTTGGATCTTCACATATCCCCTATTTATTTCAGGCACTCGGTGTTGATTTTATGTCATATGATCAATATGTGGATCAGCAACCGACGGCAAAGAAGACACTTATTCAACATAAACTAAAAGAGAAGGAATGCCTGATTTGTTTTGATCCCTGCGAATATACTACCATCGTAAATTGCTGTTATAATACGTATTGTGGAAAATGTATTTTGAAAAATATGATCATGAACCCTCCAAAGTGTCCCACTTGCCGTGAAACCGTCTTGATTCCTAACATGACATGTATCGAAACCCTGACTCAAGAAGATCGCATGCTTTCGAAGAGTAAAATGGAAGTGTGTCTCGACTTATTTCGAAAGAACCGCGATGGACAATTTATTATCTATTCATCCTTTGAAAACATCTACTTTCAGATGTTTGAAGAAATGGACCGTATGGGAATTAAAGCAGAAAGAATAGAGGACAATCTATTTTCACTGATTAAGGTACTTCGTAATTTCAAAGAAGGAACTACGCAGGTCATCTTTTTATCCGATGTTAAGTTGATTCGAGGCCTTTCTTTTTCGTCGATTTCTCATCTGATTTTTTACCACGAACTGCCTTCTTCCGAATTGAAGGAGGTTTTGATTCACTCGGCGCAGCGGCTAAACAGGAAGAACCCATTACAGATTCTTCATCTGAATTCGGAGATCCAAGTTTAACACCAAGTGTATCATAGATTTTACCTGTTTGATGAGTGGCCCATTGAGTTACACATCGAAAAGGAATACGATATTCATTCGCAACCCGATTCATTTCCTTCCAGGCATTAAAAAGAGCAGATTGTTTTGTTAAGACGAGCGTATATTGAAGCTGGGACGGTTCTGGTATTTCACTCGGTTTTTCATACTGCTGTAAATAGATATTAGGGTATTTTAATTTAAGATGATAGGATAAGGGAAGTAAATTCCAGCATTGATGGAAAAATGCCCAGAAATCCGCACGATCGCTCCAACGTAAATAATCAAGAATGGTTTCATAGGCTTCAAAGGGTGCTTTCTTCAAGTACAAGGGCAAATTCTGGTGAAAGAGAAGACCCGCAAGATTCGCATCCTTTGTTTCTAGATCCAGTTCATCGGTTTCTCCCCAATTTTCAAACAAGGTAAACCACGCGGCACGAATGGCAACATGAATATTTTTGTCCACAGTTTCGTCTTTTTTAATCCCATAGGAGGAGGATCGATCCTGATAGATAAGACTCTGGGAAACCTTTCGAATGTCGCCTAATTGATACAGCGAATCAGGAATATCCTTTTTAAAGAATTCGCTGAGTTTCACCTTTTCAGGCATATGTACATGGAAGACACAACAGTACTTCAATAGTTGTTGCATAATTCGTCCCTCCAGAATATTACAAATGAGAACCAGCGGACAATCTTCGGAAAAATTACGTTTTGACTTCAAATAATCCAATAATTCTTGAAGGCCTCCTTTTTCTCCCTGGGACAATCCGTCCATTTCGTCCAAAAGAATGGCTCGTCCATTTGGCGTACTCGGATGAATCCATTTGCTTACACCCGTTTCGATCAAAAGAGGCATAATGGTCTGACGAAAGCTCGAACCCGTTCGTGTATGACTCGCATTAAATTCTTGAATCCAGTACTGACCCTGTTTACAGACTCGATAGACCATGGTCGTTTTACCCACACCAGGAGGACCAATCAAAAGAAAGGCGGGATGAGATCGGCTTTTGAGCCATTTGAGCATTGCCTCTTCAATCTCAGGATGTAAACAGGCCGTCTCCTTTTCTGGCAAACTGGTTCGAACCATCTTCTATCGTATGGATGGTTGATGTTCTTTACATTCTCGGATCTATGCTATAAAAGCTAACATTTCTATAAATAGATCGATCTGCATTCAACGGGATTCGAACCCATGTCTACTGCTTGGAAGGCAGCAATCCTAACCACTAGACGATGAATGCGTATGTAGGTCTCCCTACACTCACTTCGTAGGAGTTATTTTATGAAATTAAACGCAGGATGGCTGAGCACTCGAACCAGACGTAGATCCAGCGGGACGACGTTGCTTTGTACAACCCTCGCCATTGGTAATACCCTCCCATGTGAGACCCATACTGATCGCACGTTGACACAATTCATTATTTTTTGCCTCTCCATCCGCTGCCGTGGTGGTCAATGAAAAGTAGTAGTCATCACTGGCAGGAGCATCACCTGTTGCGGGAAAGGACTTCAAGGTTCCATTGCGTGAAACACCGATGCGGTCGATACATGTCTTTTGTACTGTTCCATCAGGCTTTGTACGGTCATAATAGGTCAAAAAATCGGGACAACTATTGATGGAAGGGGGCCATGAAACCGGGGAATCAGCGAAGATGGATGATTCGCTGGCAAACCAGCGAAGACCATAAAGTACGAACAGACCTGACCCGCAAATAAAAAAGATGAAGGCGGCAATGGAATATTCCATATTGGTTAATTTATATGTGCCTCCAGCAACAACAATCAATGCGGACACAACAAAGATGACTAAATAGATGTTGAATGTCATTCCTATTAACATAGACGTATTTTTAATTCATTTTTGTAGTTCACATACCCATTTGTAGTCGACTGTTGTAATAAATTCGCAACTTTTAAAAACAAGACAGGGTTAGAATGACATCGTATGGTGCTCCAAGCAGTGGTTTTAATTTGCCCTATACAAGTTATGGTGTAAACGGTCAAAATGGCCGAGTGACCTTTCATGGAAAATCCACAGAAACAACCGGTCGCACGGTACCGGATCGAGCAGGATTTAGTCATCCCGTTACGGCAGAAGCCGATTTTTCAGGTGATATGCTCCGGGGTAACTGGGAACAAACAGATCTTTCAAAGGCCTTCTTTACCCGTCGCAATCTGGAGAGTATTCAAAAGCAAATTCGCGATGGAGTCTATCGCGCCAGTGGACCCAAACAGTATACGATTGATGATCAGGATGTGGATGAGATTAAAACCATTATGCGCGCCATGTACTTGACCTATGCGAAAAACAACCCTTTTCAGATTGATGCCCAGATCAATGAATTAAATCGTTTGGTGGTCGAATGGGCCGTTCCGCGTATTGTTTCGGAGATTGATCAATATGCCTTTTATTTGAAGGATATTTCTCATCTGCCCATTCCCATGGAAAAGCCATTGAATGTATCCTCGGCGGGTACCAAGTCGCTTCCGTTCAAGCCGATGATGTAAGGCGCTTTTAGAAAAAGCGCGCAAAAACCAAATAATATAAAGGATACATTGTGTTATATATCAATGTCATCCTTAGAATCAGACAAGCATACGGAAGAACTCGCACAAACCATCCGTATATATATGCGATACAGGGACTGGTTTCATTTTACAGCCGGTTTTGTAAGTGGTACAATGCTTACGTATTATCTAATGAAAAAATAAAGGATTGCGTAATAAAATAACATAGTCTCATGAACATGAGTTTATTTTATTTTCCAGCAGTTTTTTTTACTCGACGAATGACACGTGGCGCAGCCTTACCTGATTCAGAAGAGGCAATTGCCGTGGATTCTGCTCGTCGATCCTCCGCATAGACCTTCCAGGCTTCTTCAAATTCATCCAAATCATTCATCCACAAACTCACATCCGTTTGCTGCGTGAGATGATCCACCTCAGCCCGCTTCTCCTCAATCTGCTTGTCCAACTCGACAATCGCCGCCTGTTTCAGACGATCAATGCGCATGCGCAGAACATAATCGTAGGAGTCATAGGCATCAGGCTTATCCACATTGGACAACGGGGGAATCTGATGCGCCTTCAGGGCTTCCACAATCTCCTCATCGGTTTTCTTCTGAATTACGAGTGTCTCATTCAGAATGCCCTGGATAAAGCGACGCTTCGCATCCAATTCGACCATCGCCTTTTGAAGCACTTCCAACATCATCACGCGTCGCGCCTCGTACATGGGAAGACGCTTTTGAACAAATGCTTCCAATAAGTCGCCGATGGTCTTGTATTTCACGATGTTGAATTCATTGTCGAAGCAAGTCATATTGGTCGTCTTCCATGAAGTTGTCAACTTGAATTTGCGCTCAAACTTCGCAGTCTCATCCTTTGCTTGTTCATATCCCTCTTCCGTGAAATAGAGGACAAAACGCACATCTACGTCGTTGTATAAATCATCAAATCCCTTCAGACCACATGGTTCGGCCTCTTCCGCCGCAGAGCGATTGCTAGCGGTTTCCGCCTTCTTCGCCTCTTTTTTGGCCTCCTTCTGTTTCTTGTCTTCCGCCTCCAATAGCTCATCGAGAAAGGCCTTGTAATCCTTGGTCCATGTACCCACGGGCAACTCCGTGATGGTCACTGTCTTCTTCGCATCATCAAATTCGTACAATCCCTTGGTAATCCATGTCTGCTCATCCTGACGCATGGTCTGGCCACGAAAGCCAAACCACCATGGATCGAGAGGATAATCCGATAAGGTGGGAATACCGCCCTGAAGGCGATGTTTCAACAAACAGACCACATCTTCGGGCTTGTAAGGGGGGATATCCGTTGAATAACCTGTACCAATGCCCACACAACCGTTGATTGCCAGCATCGGAACCACGGGCAAATAGTATTCGGGCTCCACCAATTCACCATCATCATCCACATACTTCAGTAGACCCGCATCTTCCTTGCGATAGATTTTTCCAACGATGTGTTCCAAATAGGTATGAATGTATCTGGGAGATGCCGCATCCTTGCCACCCATCAGACGCGATCCGAACTGACCCTTGGGTTTCAGGACATTGATGTTGTTGGAACCCACAAAGTTCTGCGCCATGCCAATAATGGTGCTGTTCAGTGATGCCTCGCCATGATGATAGGCTGCGTGTTCCGAAACATAACCTGCGAGTTGCGCGACACGAATTTCATCGGTCAAACGGCGCTTGAAGCAGGAATAGAGGATCTTGCGCTGCGAGGGTTTCAGGCCATCCATCAGATGAGGAAGTGAACGAATGTTGTCGGCATTACTGAAATGAATGAGTTCACAGTTCACAAAGTTGGTATAGGATGCGCGCTTCTCCACAGGAATCAGCATCAGTGTTGGATCATAATGACTCAACCACTGCTTGCGATCATTGGCCTGCTTTTTATTGAAAGCGAGATTGATGGATTCATCGGTCTTCTCATCCCACTCGTATTGAATCTCATGAAGGTTTTTGAACCACTCACGTGCTTCTGCGGGCGTCGAAGTACCCAATCCTTTGTAGTATTTGATCTTCCATCCCTGAAGAGAATTCTGATCTTTCCAGGCGTTGAACTCGGGAATGGAATAGAAGGAGACGGTCTGTGTGCCCTTAGAGGCCTTGAGAATGGGAGTGAGCAAGGTACACAAGAATCCAGAACGCAAGAGACCCGGCCACTCCGCATGGAACAGATTCATCAGCAGACCCTTGATGTGAGAACCATCATGATCCTGATCGGCCATAATCATCACACGACCATAACGGAGTTCCGAGATGTCCTTGTATTGTTTGCCTTGCTCCAGGCCGAGGATTTTCTTGATCGCCGTGAGTTCCTCATTCGCATTGAACTTCTGAACAGTGATGTCGCGTACATTGAGCAACTTGCCTCGCAAGGGGAAGACGCCCCAACGCTCGCGTCCCACTTCCTTAAGACCTGAAATCGCAGAGGTGGCCGCTGAATCTCCTTCTGTGAGAATGAGCGTACACTCCGCCGATTTGGCCGTACCTGCCATGAGCGCATCTTCCAACTTGGTAATGCCACGAATGGTGCTGCGCTTCTTGCCATCCGTCTTTTTGGACTCCTTCAGATTCTTCGCTTCCAACAAGAACTTGGCCTCTTCGAGCAGACCCAGTTTGTTCAGACCCACAACGAGCTTACCTGAGTAGTCAGGTCGAGATCCAAATTCAGAAGCAGGAGTCGTCAAGAATTCCTTGCTCTGAGAGTCAAAGCTCGGATTGACAATCTTACAATTGAGGAAGAGAACCACCGCATTCTTGAGCTGACCTGGTTTGATGTCGACCTTCTTGGTCTTGGCAAACTCACAGAAATCACCGATTACCTTGCGGGTCACGGTCTCCACATGTTTGCCACCCTTCTTGGTATTGACGCAATTGACAAAGGAAATATGCTTGTCCTCGGGAAGCTCCTCTTCATCCGAATACAAGTGATTCGCAAGAATCGCACCAATCTCCCATCGCGCACCACAGTCCTCGTAGGCATATCCCGTCATACCGTCTCGCAAGAAGAGTTTGATGTACTTCTCAAAGGTATTGGATGCGATGGCCTCGCCATTCCATGTCACTTTCACATCTTTACTCACCAGTGCGGCGAGCTCGATGGCGCGCGTATGAAATACGGAAATCATGTCCTGACTCATGCCATTCGCATCAAATGCGCCGACAAATCGAGAGGCGTCGGGAATAAAGGAGACACGAACCATACCCTTTGCGCCACCATACTTTTTGATCGATGGGGGTTCGACACGAAACATATTGTCATACCACGATTGGGTATAGTGTTTGCTAGAGGCGGGTGTCTTGAGTTCGACCGTGAAGAGCTTGCTGAAAATGTTCACTGCCTTTGCGCCATAACCATTTTTACCACCCACAATCTTCTCCTCGGTCTTATCGTAATTGCCCGAAGTCAGAAGTTGACCGAAGATCATCTCAGGAATCATCATCTTGTGCTCCTCGGACATGTCAATGGGGATACCATCGCCATCATTCTCTACCGAAATGAGGGTATCACCATTCTCCAGCTTCTGAACAGAGATGTCGATGTGCTTAATGGGTGTCATTCCCGCAGTGGTTCGTGAGCGGGTATTTTCATCACCTGCGTTGACCACGATTTCATCAAAGAGTTTATAGAGACCAGGATTGAACTGGATCTTGCGCCAGACCATCTTTCCAGAATGCGCATCAAACACCCAGCGAGTTTCCTCGTTCGTCTTGGTACTACCAATATATGTGTCTGGAATCTCCAGAATATGTTGGTGGTGGGTATGCTTCTGATATTTGCGGGGTTGTGCCATTCTAACAAAGGGTGTTGTGAAAGGTTTAAACTCTTCAAAGGGGGGACCCTTTGGTCAATTTTTATTTCTCATATTTTCTCAATGGTGACGTTCATCTTATGAGCCAGTTGTTCCACGAGTTCATCATTTTTGTAGTCATGAATGTATTTAATGTGTGTAATACCGGTTGCTAGAAGAAGACGACAACACGTGATACATGGATAATGTGTAATATAGGCAATACACCCCTCACAGGAGGCCCCTCTTCGCGCAGAATCCGCGATACAATTTTGTTCGGCGTGAACGGTGGCCTGCTCATGTCCGTCACGTACAATCGAAACATGCTCGCATCCTGGTAAAAATCCATTGTATCCCTGGCTAATAATTCGATGATCGCGTACCAGTAAACAGCCTACATGAAGGCGCTCACATGGACTGCGTGTGGCAGTCACTTGTACGATGGCTTTAAAATATTCATCCCAGCTCGGTCTCGAATCCATTAGAAATGAATCGATTTACCATCTTAAATTGTTTCACAGGAATAGAATCACGGAAATGAAACGAAGAAATACACGTAAACGTTGTCATGGTGGAAGTTCGATGCACGTCCGTTTTGTCGAACCCCATGCGACATTGGTATCCGCTCCCGCAGGTCGAGAGGTAGGAGCCAGCATCAATCAAGTCATTCGCTCACAAATTGGAGGAAAAGATCGCCGAAAACGAAAGACGCGTAAACACGGCGGATTTGTTCCTTCTGTGATGGAGGGATTTGTAGTAAGTGCGTCCAAATACATTACACCCATGGCGTTGTTTGCCGCCTATAAAATGGTGAATCGTCCTACAACCTATCGCAAAAAATCAAAAGGATCCAAGAAGAGCCGACGTCAATAATAGATTTCTATGCGCGTTTGAACAAGGGGGCCTAACGATTCCGGATCGGTTCATTTTAAAGAGATATTAGTAGTCTAAAGACGAGACGGAGAAATAAACACAATGAGTCTTTCTCAGGATGCTCGCCCAAACGCAAACGGAAATCTCTTTGAGATCCGTACCGTTCAATCTGCCGCCTTTCGTACCTTAATTGAAGCGCTCAAGGAGATTTTAACGGAAGCTAATCTCGAGTTTGATTCGACAGGGATCAAGGTGGTCGACGTGGATGAGACTCACACCGTACTGACTTATTTGCGTTTGTACTCCGATCGTTTTGAGTATTTTTATTGCCCCGCCAAGTATGTGCTTGGCATTAATATGATTTACTTGTTCAAGTTGATCAAGACATTGAGTAACAATGACAGTCTGACATTGTTTCTTCCAGAGAGCAATCAGAACAAGCTGGGCATTCGTGCGGAGAATGCGGAGAAGGGTACCACCAATACCTGGATGATGAAACTCTTTGATACCAATGTAGAGCATATTGAATTTCCACCCATCACATTTACCTCCATCATTCACATGCCTTCCACTGATTTCCAGAAGATCTGTCGTGATTTTAATCAGCTGGCGGAGAAACTGGAGATTACCAGTTCCAACTCGGATCTGATTTTCCGTTGTGTGGGCGATTTTGTCGACGGTGAAACGGTGATCATGTCCAACAATCAGGGTGGCATTGAAGTAGAGCGTAATACCAGTGAAATTGTACAGGGTGTCTATGAATTGAAGCACCTGGTTCTCTTTACAAAGTGTACCAATCTGTGTGCCAGCACACAGATTCATCTGAAGAATGATTATCCATTGGTGCTTCGCTACATGGTGGCCAATCTAGGAGAGGTTCGTCTGGTACTTGCTCCACAAAAGCAAAAAACCGATGTACCGATTCGTCCCACGCGTTAAGTAGATGATAAAATAAGAAGATTGTTACAATAAAAATAAGAAGAATCTTGTTTTTATTTTAACAGTGCGCAATAGGGATTTACATTTTCTTTTGGATAAAGGGAGTGTAGATGGTATCATCCTTTCGAATGGTGGAGTGAACTGAATAGTTCAAATTTTCGGGTTCATAGAATGTTTTTGCGTTATTGTTCCAGATTTTAATGATGTTAAATCCGCGCTTTGGACTAATGGAGAGTCCATTGATCGAATTTTTTGAATTGGTGGTCAGCTTTCCGAGCATGACTGCGATCATGTAATTGATATACACTTCCGCGACATCACGCTTTTGGCTACGAAAGGAATAGCATCCTCCGTGAATATTTTGATGGCTTTCCCAAAGCGGGGGAATGGGATCGCGCATCATGAAGAACATGCCCTCTTCAAAGGATTCGGGACGAATGGTGTCAACCACTGTCCAAAAGTCGTTCCATGTTCGCATGGAACCGAGACTGGTGAACGTGCTTAGCGTCCATTTCGTCTCTGCTGGGGAGTGGAAATAGAGAGTCCATGACCCAGTAGGAATAAGAGAATCCGTATCGTATGTGGAAATGTTCGATTGACTTGCCATTTTCACAAGATAGACGGTTCAGTATCTAGACGTACTTTCCGCCACAATTCTTTAAATTGGCAATTAAAGTGCTTCAATTTTATTTCTCTTAGGAATCGACCTGGCCGATGAAAATCCACCCTTTATTGGATACAATTTTCAGAAATTCGTCCGACTCGCATTTTCTTATTGTGGATGATAAAGCAAATACTTGGATCATCGATCGAATACGATAGTACGTCACCATTTGAGTCAATGATATTAAAGATAACAGCATCTTCTGCGGAAAACCAATGATGTGTATGAATACACCAGATGAGAAAGAGTTCGCGCAACGTGGGAAGAAACAGACCATCGGAACAAATTCGCACTTTTTCTAAAAAGTCGTCCATCGAGTATTCTTCGATTTTGCGATGTTGTTGGGATTGTATCATTACATTCGAGGATAACCAGTCAAGTGGATAACAATGAAAAATATCGGTGCCTTTGGATTGCGTGAGTAAATGACGTGTCGCGGAGTATTTCCATCGAGGATAGATTGAATTTTTAATGTGTTTATGTGATAAAGGGAGACTATGCTCAGGTAGCAAATACCACGTGGTATAGTCGGTGTCAAAATACCCTTTTATGTATTTTCCAAAATCAACCGTATGATAGATCATAGAAGAAATCCAATCCATCATGCCATTGTAAAAGGTCATTCCTTTTACAAAAAAATAGGTAGACCAGCTTGACATTATTATTATTCTTATTTAATAATTTAAGTTAAGATACACACGAAAGGCAATTTTATTTCATCTTGTAGAAGAGGATCGTCTGTGTTTTCTCTTTCCAGAAACCAATTGCCATTTCAGACAATTCGCCATTTTCATCTACCGTGAAGACATGATTCTCCAGATCACGGTAGTAGGTGACATCCTTGTACTCAAATACAGTACCTTCTAGCTCCTCTGTTTCTTCTTCTTGTTCCTCTTCTTCCTGTTCCTCTTCTTCTTCTTGCTCTTTCTCTACGTTCGGCGGTTCCTCCTCTACTTTCGGCGGTTTCTCGTTCTGATCGGATGTATTCTCGGTCTGAGCTACCTCTGGATCAATCTTGACCACCTTTTCAGTATCTTGTTGGGCTACAGGTTTGTCTACAGGTTTGTCTTCTTGTGTTTCAACCGAGGGAATCACTTCTTCTTTCTTCTCTGGTTGATTGACTTCTGGGGCCTTTGAATTAGTTGTCGACGAGGGAGTAGGATCTACCACCAAAGGCACGGAGACAGTGGAGGATACCTTATCCGATAACTCTTCTTTTACTTCACTCTTTTCGTTAGAATCATGACTTGATGGAAGAGGAACATCGGTGACAGAAGTGTCAGAGACAAAGGCATTATTCATAATTTGATTGGATTCATCGAGATGCGTGACATGAATAATTGGATGATCTTCTTCATCCAGATCAATCGCATCGGTTAGCCATGGACTGTTTTCCTCTTTTTGTTGAATGTGAATATCACGGAAATTCTCCAGAATCTCAATACGATCTGTAATATGTGCCAACGTAATTTGTTGAAAACTCAGCTGTTGTGACATGCGATCAATTCCATCGATCAATCGTGAAAAGTCCGCAGAAGAGATGACTTCTTTTACTCGATCGTGTACAACAGGAGCCTGTTCTTTTTTTTCAGAAGAATCTACATCTGCTGGCAAATTGAGAAGCCAATGTTCTAGCTGTCCAATCTCTTTCTGAATGTTGGACATACAGGTCTTGATGAGTACTGAACGAATCGAAGCCATTCCTATTATCGATAATAATGGTTTGATTCTGTTTAAGTTGGCTATTTCTGTCAATTTTTATTATATCGTCTTCATTCCATTCTGAATAAAACTCCCTTTATGATACAGAGGAAGAATCATGTTTAATTTTAAGATTGATACAGGCATCCAACGTCGATTCCCATGCCTTCAATGGCTTTGTTCGGCGTAAACGTAACACCTCTTCTGCTTTTTGTAGTCGTTCCTTTACCGTTTCAGATACATTCTTTGTGATATTTGCGTCATAAAAGTCAATGGGTTTGGTATCCATTGTCGCAAGAATACTGACCATGGGTGGCAAATGAACATCTACGCGAACCTTATGAGATTGAATGAGTTGTCGATATTCTTGAATGGATAATACACCTCCAAATAATTTAAGAATGGCACGAGGAGGAGCAGGAGCAATCTTGCCATTACATAATTCACGATAAATACGATTCAATAGAGAGAGTTGCTCCCATCGAGTATGCGAATCCTGATGCATATCAAATAAATAAGACATTGCGCATTCAGGGCAACAAAAATTACCCATGACGATTAAATGCTCACCCGTGTCACGAATGGGAAGAACGACAGGACGATTTGAAAATACATGACAGCACCAGTAACACGCCGAATCGGATGTTTCAGGTATTTTTTTAACCTCTGACGTGTCCTTGTACTGGATCAGCATCGACCCTTTAAGGTTATAAAAATCAAGTGAGGACGGAGATGATTCGATCTCCTTATCGATTTTATTATGTGATTGTATAGATGAATGACTCAATTCATTTTCTTTTACATCCATTAATGCCTCATGAGGTGATTCATTTGTTGACAAATATTCCACATCATTTTTAAATGGATTATCCACACACGAATCATAAGGTTCCGCTTCCACAGGGGGAAGTGGATTGTAGGCAATTGGCATATCATTCATTAGAACTTCCTTACTTTGAATGGGAAGATGGACAATAAGTGGCCGACGAATGCCCTGTAGCAAATTTCCCTCGATTCCATCAGGTGTAATGACCGCAACAACAGGAAACTGTTTCTTCTTGCTCACACGCTTTTGTTTTTCCTCCACTACCACATTTGGATTCTCGACCTTTGCCCGTTTTCCACGACCGCGACCGCTCATTCTGATTATACAAAGGTCGCGTCAAAACATTTAAGTTGTTTTTGTTTTAGACCCCTAAAAGGGCTGGGGATTTTAAAAGGGGATTTAAGCCCGAAATTCCATACTCTAGTAATGTCGAACATTGATACCTCGTTTTGGTGCGATCGTGTCCAAAAATGCTTTTCGATGTTTCTTAAAGATCCGCAAACTATCCAGCATCTTCTTTTATTTGGGCCACCAGGCTCAGGTAAAACCACGAGCGCATCCTGGTTGGTGGATAAAATATGGGGACATCGAAAGTCGCTCATGTGTATTTCTATGAATGCAGCCGATGAGCGAAGTCTCGAATCCATTCGTCAAAAAGTATTTCCATTTTTACGCGTGGACTGGAGAACAAGTGACGAAATTGCTCCGCGTTTTCTTATTTTGGATGAATGTGAAACACTCACCGAAGCGGCACAACTCTCTCTCCAGACCATTTTAAACACCGATTCACGCAACATCTGTGTCATTCTTATCTGTAATTCTCAGAGCCGAATTCACCCCAAACTCCGCCAGCGTCTTCTTAAAATACGTTATGATCCTCCGAATCGCGACGAGATGGAAGGAAATCTATTTAACGCAATCACACGCGGCGATCTTCGACAGAATATGCGCCGAACCGAGATCGAAGAGCGTATATGGAAATATCTTCATTGCCATATTGAAAAATGTATGGAGATTATTCGAGATGATCATGTTGATTATCATACCGTTATTTCTGAAATTTTATTACTTGCGGATCAATTTAATATTATGGATGCGGAACTGATTGAAATTATCAATGTGGTTTATCCACTATTGGCAGATACCGCCCTTTATCAAGAGAAAGAAAGAGAGCTTATGAAGTTGATCCGACAGTTTAAAGTAAAATTTGATTCGAAATTAATTGAACAATATAAAGCAAACCACTAAAAAATGGACCCTTATACAAAGAGCAAGTTACGAATTTCGACGATGGTCATAACCGCACATTGGGGTACACAGATCAAACTCGATCAGTTATTTGAGGCGCTAAAGGAGATTATTATTCCGATTTGGTATCCCGAAGAGGGGGTACTCAAATTTGAGCACAAGAACATGGTGCTTGGAGCAAGCCATAAAGACATCTTCACCAATCGAAAAATTACATCAAAGTCGTTCTTTAATCAATCGACAATCGTATTACGAAGACGATGTACTCATGAGGATGAAAAAGAGGATCATTGGAAAGAAGTGAATGTCAAACTCTTTGCGAATGGAGGGATTCAAATGACGGGTATTACCTCAGAGGAGTTTGCGAGAGAGATCATTGAGTGGCTCCTTCGTGTATTCACTTCACTTACCGAATCCCCCTTTGTAGGAAAGCCATCCATCCAGCGCTTCTCGGTACAACTGATCAATACGGACTATGTATTGAACAAATTCATTAATCAAGATGCGATTCATAAGATCTTGATTAACGAATACAACCTGTTTAGCATGTTGGAAAAAACGATCTATCAGGGCGTCAACACCAAGTTCTTCTATAATACAAACAATGGTGGATCAGGCATCTGTCGTTGTAAGAATTTCTGTAAAGGTCAGGGAACAGGAGATGGAGAGGGTCAATGTAAACGAATTACAATGAGCATCTTTCGAACAGGTACCATCATCATCACGGGGGCGAGACAAATCGAACAGATTCACGCAACCTACGACTTTCTCAATTCCGTCTTTGATAAGCATCATCGTACGGTGCTCTATACACCAAATAGCGTATAAATACATACGATCGAGATTGCGTTAAATACATGGAGATGAATTATTTTTTAATGACAGACGAGAATCATGAGTACTCCGGCCAACCAAACAACACCAGCAACTTCCGCCCCAACCCCTGCTGCCGCAGAGGTACAACATCCTCCTTCCGCCACCCTTATCCAGGCCGCCAAAATTGCCATTGAAAATGATCGTGCCATCATGCTGGATTACTATATCCCCACGATTAAAGGTACGGCATGTTTGGGTGAGGATGCTGAAACAAAGGAGCGTATGCTGGTCAAGTCCAAAGAGGAGTTTACTTCTCTGATTAAGAAGATTTTCAAGGTGGGTGATGATTTTTTGATTATGACCGAGAACTCGCTATACATTGTATCAGGTAAGATCCAAAAGCGCAAGATCAATATTGCCAGTCTACAGGAGGCCTACGATTCGCTATAAACCATATGGCAGAATGATATTCATACGAAGATATGGTTTTACTTACAAGGTGTCATATTGTGACATTGTCTCTACACGAACGGAGACATTGGAAGAGTCCTGATAGGGGTTCAAGGCACGCTCACATACCAAATAATGAAACAACGCTGCCGTAATTGAAATACCGCTTGTAAGGATAAGATTGAAGAGGAAGATGACGAGGAATTTACCAGTCATTTGAGTTGTGGCAAAAATCCAAATACCACCAATGATGCCAACGATCGCCCAAACGGTGAAGATCACAAAAAAGATGTAGAAAAAGTTACAAAGGGTGGCATTGGAAATACTGTCCGTCCAGTGTGGTTCAGATGAGGCGGTGGGTGTACGATTCATTCTATTTCCAGAGAAGATGATATTTTATATTTGTGTATAGAAGATAGAAATGGCTAAATCCCGGAAGCAAAAGCGCAGTCGTATGCGCCGATCTCGTCGTCGTGGCGGAATGGCTCCACTCAGCTATTCCCTTTCAAACGGCTATTCATCCAAAATGTCTCTTGGACATGGTGGTGATTTCTTGAAATATCATCAGGGCCAGCATGGTGGCCAGGCCCCATTGAGCACTCTTGGCGGAGAGCTTCTTCCACGCGGTTTGGAGCAGGCGGCAGGCATTGCTCCTCTTTCTCGTGCGTTCGATCAAATTGCGGGCATGAAAGACCAGTCAGGTGGTCGTCGTCGCTCCAAGCGCTCCAAGCGATCCAAGTCGAAGGCTCGCAAGTCGCGTAAGTCGAAGGCTCGCAAGTCGAAGTCGCGTAAATCCAAGTCTCGTCGCTCACGTCGCAATTGGAAAAAGCGTGGAGGTGCCTCTCTAAGCTTTTCGGATTTTTCCCAAAGTGGGGATGGCATGATTTTGCCAAATGGTCTGATCGACAAGGCTGGCCTGAATCCAGGCTGGCGCGGTGGTGTAGAGTTTGATGCGGCTCAAGCTCGTCAAGCCCTAT